ATTGCTCTCTCTGCTACTAATGCTTTTAGTATTGTGTGGTCAGGATGTTCTTCCCACGCTGCACGTAAGCGTAATGCTTCGGCTTCGGCTTTTTCATCTACGCCTAGTGCGTTGGTGATGTAGCCAAGTGCAAGATCATGTTTGATCTCGTCCTTAACGTTTGACTCTAGAAGTGCTCTGGCAGAGTCGGGAACTTCCTTATCAAGTGCTTCTGTAATGAACTCGCCAACTGGTAACTCCATATGGCGTATTGCAAGAGCACGGTAGATGGTTTCTTCTGCACCTTCTTTTAGTTTTCCTTTAGATGTTTGTACGGGTGTCCAAGATCTTTTCCGGGACAGTAGTTTTATATAGGGATTCATTGCTGACAATCACAAGCTATTTCGTCTGGTTTATTACTCATAATGTCTGCTAAGTATTCGTCGACAGCAGAATCATCCAGTGCTGCGTAAGCATCTGTCTTATCCTGTGTGTCTCCCATTACTTGCAGGGCATAGTATAAAGAAGTCTGTGGTGAGTTAAGCCACTCTTCTATAAATGCCTCATCGTAAGTCACCATGTCACTCCAAGAATTGAAGCTATAGCCATGAAGCAATCCTGTTCTATCGAGCATAATCATTATCTGATCTGCTACTAATTTGTAACTCTCCCATCCTACCTCGGATGCGATCTCGACGTCGCCATATTTTACCTGTTCAACACCAAACTCACCTGAATCCCTGTCGACAACTCGACTAATTGGTGGTGCTATTTCTGGTGTAGCAGTAAAGCCTTTTAAATCTCTACTCCTGTAAGAACAACTGGCGGTAGGAGCTATCGCGAATGCTCGTTCCATGTTGTTCTCACGTGCTATGTTAGCTGCCTCTTGTATGCCGAGGAAGAGCTCACGTGCAGCTAATCCCGCGTAACCTTCGTAAGGCTCAGCGTTATTCGTCGCTGTAAGAGCCTTACCAAACTCGGCATATGTAATATTGTTGTTGGCTAGGAAGTTAGCTAAGCCAAGCATTCCTAATCCTACCTGTCTGTCGACCTCTGGTGCTAGATACTCTCCAGTTGCGCCAACACCTGTCTTGCCATGGAGATCGCACAACTGCGACATACCCTCACGGAAAGCTGGTCTGAGGTCGCCGATACGACAGGCTGCAAGATTGATATGTTGGAGGAGGCACGTTCCACGTGAGGGCAGATAAACTTCCAAGCAAACATTCGATCTGATTCTGTTACCTTTTCTGTCATGTTTAATTTTGTTTAACCAAATGTCTCCTGCTGCAATTCCTCTAAGTATTGCTTCCTTTGTTTCAGTTTTTGTATCAGCCCACCATTCTGGGGTGAGGTCAATACATCGCTTGACCCATGGGAGCTCGGCTCGGGAGACTTGCACGAACTCAAGAATATCGGGGTGATTAATATCAAGATGGAGGACCACAGCACCGTTCCGGTACGTACCTCCGCGCCTAAGAATTTCATTTAATGTTGAGTAGATTTTTCCGAATGAGACAGGTCCTGATGCAACGAGGCTATCAGGTCCTTTATTTGTTGTAGTTCCTTTTGGTCTAAGGTCCGACAAGTGGACCGCAACTCCTGCTCCATACCTAAGAGCATGCGATACAAATCTCCAGCTCGCTTCGATTCCATCTGTTCCCTCCATGCTATCTTGCACGTTAAAGATTGTGCAACTTACGGGTAGACGGTTTGTTGGATTATCAATCCATTGCTGGACTCGACCAGTCCTAGCTATCTTGTTTGGTAATTGTGTAGTCACTTGGTGGTGTCCAAAGTATAGGTTCTTTTGTTTTGTGATCGTAATCACTTGTTTGTAGTATTCTAGCTAACCTAGCATTGCATAACGCATCGTCTTCTGTCAACTCTTTTTCAACAAATGTTTCAACGACTGCTTGCCACGTATAACCTTTTTCCTCAAATATCTTTTCTGCTTTCTTAACTCCAATCCCCGGGACACCTGAGTAACCATCTGTGTTATCTCCTGCCATAGTTTGTATGAGATGCCATCTTGCTCCTTCATCTGGTGTAATCTCCACAGTTTCATTAAAGTCGTATAGCTTTCCGG